ATCCTAAACTGGGAATCTGTCAAGAACGAACTAGCCACAATGCCTGAACCAGACGCTAGAAGATACCGTTTAAACCAGTTTGTATCCTCTATGAACGCTTGGATACCAGTAGGTGCGTGGTCTGCTTTGCCAAACGGTACACCTACAAACCCTGAAGTGTTTGCCATTGAGCGTACCTCTGGTTGGGAATATGTCAGTATTGTTACTGCCCAAATGCAGGAAGACGGCAAGATTGCAACAGAGTTAGTGGCATCATTTACCAATACTAATATAGATGAAATCATAAATGCCTGTTTGACATTATCTAAATATGGCAAACCATTCATTATGGACTCAAATGTATTAGATGACTTGGGTGCTGCATTAAAACAAAAAGGTTTGAGAGTTCAGATGACTTCAAATAAAGATTTAATCTCAGCCTCAAATAACACATACAGTAGAATTATGAAAAAGGAGTTAATTCATCCAAGAGATGAGATAGTTTCCTTACAAATGCAACGAGCAGTACGCAAAAATAGCGGAGAATCCTGGAGGATTGCCCGTAAAGATAGTGGGACTGATATTGATGCAGCAGTAGCAACAGTATTGGCCGTCTGGTTTGTGGAAACACAAATAAAACCACAGCAGATGGTACATTGAGGAGAAACAAATGGCATTTAGAGATAGACTAGTCAGCAGACTTGGTTACGAGTTAGAACCTGCATTTGTTCCTGACACAGAAAATCGTGGAGTAGCAAACACTGCACCAACAAGAGAAGCAGTTGCCGTAACACCAACTACTGCACTTAGCCTTGTTGCTGTTTCAAGATGTACTTCTGTATTAGAAACTGCGATGATGCAAATCCCTGTAAATGTTTACAGAGGAAATACAGAGTTGCCATCACCACTTTGGCTAGAAACACCAGATATTGAAAATCAAATATCTCAGGCTGAATGGCTTGGCACAACATTAATTCACATGGCAACATTTGGAAATGCTTTCTGGTTTGTAAAGCGTGGAGCAAGAGGTATTGTAAACATTACAAACCTTCATCCTTCTGATGTAAGCGTATCAACTGACAACACAGGAAAAATTTTCTATCAGTACGGTGGAAAGAATTACACAGCAAACGAAATTAAGCATCTTAAACTATGGCATGCACCAGGTTCATCATCGCTACTTGGCGAGGGACCATTACAGCGTCACAAATCAGTATTGCGTTCAGCATTAGACTTACATAACTATGCTGATAACTGGTTTAAGACTGCTGCAGTACCAACAGGTACATTAACAACATCAGAATTTCTTTCTGCAGATGTGGCAAAGCAAAACAAAGATGCTTTTGTTGCTTCTCAGCAAGAAAGAAGTATTGCTGTTCTCTCATCTGGACTTAAGTATGATTCAATCGCACTTAATCCTGAAGAGGCTCAGTTCCTAGAAAACCAGAAGTACATTACTCGTCAAATCGCTATGATGTTTGGCGTTCCAACAATGTACCTAGGTATGGGAATTGAAGGACAGGGTATGACTTATGTCAACGGTAACGAAGACAGAACTAAACTATTTGAAGATGGATTGCAGCAATATATTGTTCGCATCCAACAGGCAATTACTGACCTACTTCCAAGAGGACAGTACGCAGAGTTTAATCTAACTGAGTTCCTTCGTCCTAACCAAAAGACACGATATGAATCATACGCAATTGGTTTGAGTAACAAGTTCTTGACTATTCCTGAAGTTCGTGAAATGGAAGGCATGTCAGAAATGTTAGAAACACAACCAGATACACCACAAGACCAAGGCACAGTTGATGTACAGGATAATCCTGAAGACAATCAACCTGTGGCTTAAAATGGAGTAATGACTATGGAAAATATGATTACCCGTTCATTTGAAATCAGAGCAACAGATGCAGAGAAGCGTGAAGTTTCTGGCATCGCTGTTCCTTACAATGACACAATAGATATTGGCGGAGGATGGTCAGAGCGTTTTGAAAAAGGCGCAGTTGATCTAACCGCAGATGTCAAATTATTCCGTGACCACGAAGACATCATTGGTGTCGTAACTGCAATGGAAGAATCTGATGAAGGTCTTTTGATTAAGGCAAAAATTTCAGAAACAACACTAGGAAATGAAACATTGAACCTTGTTAAAGATGGTGCAATCCGTTCATTCTCAGTAGGCTTCATCCCAGTAGTGGATGAAAAGAAAGACAACACAATAATTCGTAAAAAGGTAAATCTCAAGGAAGTATCCTTAGTAGCATTTCCCGCATACGACAAGGCTGAAGTACTTTCAGTCAGAGAAGAAATCAATCAGGAGGAAACATCCATGGAAAACACAACACCTGATTACACTTCAGCAATTAACGAAGTTCGTAATCACGCAGAGGAGTTAGAGCGTCGTCTAGATGTAATCGCATCAGAAAAGACAGCAACAACTTCAGCACCACTATTCCGTTCATACGGAGAGTATGTTAAGTCTGTAGCAAAGGGCGATGAAGCAGCAATTGCACTTCACCGTGACTTCACAGGCGGAACAACAGCAGATTCAATCATGAAGAACACTTGGGTTTCAGATACAGTTCGTATCTTGAACGCAGGTCGTCCAACATTCTCAGTTCTTTCTTCAGCAGCACTTCCAGCAGATGGAAACAATGTTGAATATCCAGTCCTAGATACAAATACACTTGATGTAGATGTACAGGCTGCAGAAGGAGATATCCTTTCATACGGTAAGATTACTCTTACATCAGCAACAGCACCAATCAAGACCTACGGAGGATACACAGATTTCTCACGCCAGGCTCTTGAGCGTTCATCAATCAACTATGTTGACACAGCATTCCGTGCACTAGTTGCAAAGTACGCTGCAGTAACAAACGCTGCTGCTCGTGCAGAACTTATCGCTAAGGCTGGTTCAATGAACACAGCATCAGTTGCAGCATGGGCTGCAGATGAAGTCATTGGCGCAATCGCTGATGCAGCAAACAAGGTCAACAATGACACAGGTCGTGCACTTGAAGTTATTCTTGTTTCAGCAGATGTATTCAAGGCTCTTGCTAAGGTAACAGATGAGGCTGGTCGTCCAGTTCTATCTAACACTGGTGCAACAGTTAACACATTCGGTTCAATCAATCCAGTTGGCTTGACAGGAAACATTCTTGGTCTTCCAATCGTGATGGACCCATCACTTGCAAACGGTTCATTCTATGTAGGTAACTCTGCAGCGATGACAACCTACGAATCAGCAGGTGCACCTTTCCGTCTAAACGACGAAGAGATTACAACACTAACCAACTCATTCTCAGTGTACGGATACCTAGGTATTGCAACACCAGAACCAAAGGCAATGGTTGTAGTAGCAAACCCACTTGACTAATTAAATAACAGGAGAAGATTATGGACTGGACTGATTTGAAAGCATATGTAGGAGCATCAACTAATGATGATGCCTATGTAGAAGAGTGCTGGGATACAGCAAAATCTTTGATTGCAAGTTATATTGCATCAACAAAGATTCCTGCTGATGTTTTAAAGCGTTCTTATCTAGAAGTAGGGTCAGAACTATTCCATCGTCGTAATGCACCAATGGGTGTGTCTCAATATGCAACTTATGACGGTGCTCCGTTGAATACTGCTAGAGACCCACTCGTTGGTGTATATCCTTTGCTTAATAGATATATGGTGAGGTTCGCATGAATTTAGCGGGAGTAAGAACAGACCTAGAAAGTGCCATCGTATTAGGTGGCATCTCAAAAGTCTACAAGTACATGCCAGAAAGACCAAATCCACTCTGTGCGATTATGGAACCTGACACTGACTTTGTTACTGTTTATGAAAATCAATATGATGCAGACTATGCAACAAATTGGATTGTACGAATTCTCGTACCATTTGCAACTAACGAAACAGAGACAGAAAATCTTGATGACACTCTTGACTCTCTTATCCCTGCTTTATGGGAATACACCACAGCAACAACATTAAAGGTAGCCAAACCATTTATACAAGATGTAAACGGTGCAAAGTACCTAGCAACAAACATATATATTTCAATTGACATTGAAGGAGGAAATTGATATGGCAAGAATTAAAGGCAAATCAATTATCTTTGAAGTAAACGGAACTGAGTACCAGGGTGCAGTGAGCAATGTAACATTCTCATCAGCAGTTGGAACACTAGGTTTTGGAGATTACGAAGATAGTCTAGATTTCACATGTGCAGTCACTGGTTTCCAGGATGTACAGGCAGTTTCACTATGGTCTGAGTTGTTTGACAACCCAGGTCAGGCACTAACAATTACATACGCACCACACGGAAACGCTACAGCAACAACAACACAGCCACACTTCACAGCGACTGGCTATGCAGAGACTGTACCTGATCTAGGTGGAGCAGCAGGAGAATACTTCGTATACGACTTGACCATCATTCTTGATGGAAAGCCAACACGAGTAGTTTCCTAATTAAGGAGTAGTCATGGCAGAGGCAATAAGTTTTTCTGTTGAGGGCATCAAAGAGGTTAACGCCACACTTGATAAACTTGGCAGGGATTTAGAGTCAAACTTAGATTTAAATAAAGAACTAAGTTCAACTCTTTCACAGAAGGCCTCTGCTATGGCACCTCGTTTAACTGGTGCTTTGGCATCATCTGTTGTTGGTAATCCTTCAGCAGAGAAGGCACAGATTGTTGCAGGTAGTGCAGCAGTGCCATATGCTGGGGTACAAGAGTACGGATGGCCAGGTAGAAATATTGAAGCACAACCTTACTTAAGACCAGCAGTGTTTAACAATATGGGATATATAGTTGAGAAATACAATGACAATATCTCAAATGCAATAAAAAAATATAACTTAGACTAATTGGAGGCAGTAAATGAACAACGACTTAATGGCAACCCTAAAGTGGAAAGAACTTACAGAGGTTGAAGAATATCTTGATTTACCTATGGACGAATGGACTGAAAGCAAGTCCAAGTCAAAACTAGCATTCGCAATGCAATACATGATGGCGAAGAGAAATAACCCATCCCTTACAATAGGGGAAGCGGAAAACATGAGTATTGCGGAACTAACTGAGATATCAGGAATGAATATGTCAGACCCAAAAGAAGTGACTTCAGCCTAAAGGCAATGGCGCAATTCTGTATAGAAACAGGATATACGCCAGAGCAGTTCTGGGAACTTAAGTACTCAGAATATCAAGCAATGGTTGAAGTTTTAAATAGGAGGAAGTAAATGGCTCAACAGATAACAATAGATATTGTTGCAGAGACCAAAAAACTTACTCAGGGCATTGATGATGCCAACAAACAAATCACAGGCATGAGCAAAGGCCTTAAGACGGCTACTAAGGCTGCTGTAGGCTTTGCTTCTGCTTTTGTATTAAAGGAAGGTCTTCAGGCCCTCAATGAAGGCATAGAAGGCTTCTACGAGGCTGAAAAGGGCATGAAGGCTGCCACTGCACAGTTTGGTAAAGGTTCTGCTGCATTAAAGAAAGTTACTGAAGATGCAGAAAAGTTTGGTAAAGAACTTGGCATTGACAATGATGAGATTATTGCTCTTGCTACTGGCTTGGGTGCAAGACTTCCAAAGGATGCAAAAGAAGCATCTGCTGAATTAGTTTTACTTGCTAAGAACTTAGAGGCTTCATCTGGTGGAGCAATTGCTGCAGAAGCAACCCTTGGCAAACTTGGCAAAGCATTTAAAGATGGAGAAGTTGGTGCTAAAGAACTAAAGGCAATTGTTCCTGGACTTGATGAAGCAACTTATAAACTAGCAGAAACATTATCTAAGGCTGGTAAGAATCAAGAAGCAATGACTGTTCTTGTTGAAGCAGGTGCCAAGAAATTTGGTGGGGCTGCTGCTGATCAGGTAACTTCTGCACAAAGATTACAAACAGCACTTGATGATTTAAAGGAACAGATTGCTGGTAATGTCGTTCCAATCATTGAGAAGTTAACAGGATTTTTAGTTAAGATGATAGAAGCATTTGATGCATTGCCAAAGCCTATGCAAAATGTTGTGCTTGTTCTTACTGCTATTGTAGGTATTGGTGGCCCACTTCTTGGATTCTTTGCATCATTAAAAACATCATTAATTACATTAGGACTTGTATCTGAAGGTGCAGCCCTTGGTACAACTGCATTAAGCACAGCACTAAAGGCTATTCCAATCATGGCAGTTATTGCTTTAATTGTTCTATTGATTGCCAACTGGGATGATGTATCTGCTGCTGCCAAGAAGACTTGGGAAGCAGTATCTAAATGGTTTGGCAATATCTATGAGGATGTTAAGTTATTCGTAAACAAGGCAATTGATTGGGTAAAAGACAATTGGCCATTGCTTCTTGCAATATTTACAGGACCATTTGGTTTATTTGCTGCTTATTTAATTAAACATAAAGACGAGATTCTTAAAACTCTTCAAGATGGATGGAATGCTGTAAAGGATAAAGTTCTTGGCATTATTGAGGCAACAATTAGAGGAATCTCTGGTTGGTGGAATACATTAAGAGATTATCTTGCTGGGTTATTCCAAAAGGGTAAAGACACAATCTTCTCAGTACTTGAAGATGGATGGAATATTGTTAAAGAAACTATCGTAACAATTGTAGAAACAATTTATGCAGCCCTGCAGATTGTTTGGTTAAAGATTGTTGTGGCTATTGTAGAATTTATTAAGACCATTGTTGGAGCAGGAGTTGAGAAGTTTAATGAACTTAAAGATAAAACACTTGCTGCCTTTGAAAAATTAAGAACAGGTGCTTCACAAATCTGGGAAAAGATTAAAGACTTTATTACATCTGCTGTAGATAATATCAAGGACAAGTTTGGTGAAGTCTATGGCAAGATGGTTGAGGTAGGTAAGGATATTGCTCGTGGTATTGGTGCAGGTCTTACATCTATGACTGGTTGGTTTAAGGGACTTCTTGGTGACTGGATTCAGAGAAACATTCCTGACTGGGCAAAGACAATCCTTAAGATTTCTTCTCCATCAAAGGTATTCGCTGGTATTGGAAGCAACATTGTGCAGGGCTTAGCAAGTGGTATTACAAGTGCTCCAACAATTAGCACACCCGCAAAGATAAGCCCAATCTCATCAGCATCTACTCCGTTTAACATCACAATCAATGCTGGTGCAGGAACTGATCCATATGCACTTGGTAGAACTGTACAAAGTGCTTTGACTAAGTATTCAAGAGTATCTCGTTCTACTGGAAACTATGTGGTGCTATGACAGTAAAAGACATAATTACTTTACAGGTTTATACAAATAATGTTTGGACTGACTATACAGAAGGTCTAATAGATGTATCTGTTGTTCGTGGTGTGCAGAACTATGCAGGACCACTTACACAACCTGATGTAGGTCAGATAACAATTAAGAGTCGCAATCCTAACCTAGACCCATACGATAATAATCTTATTAGATATAACACACCAATACGCATTAATGCTAACTCTGAAAGAATCTTTACTGGAAAAATTGAAGGTATCAATGTAGATTATCAACCACAGGGTAAGCCACCAATTGTTACTATCAATGCCATTGATATTATTGGAAGTTTGTACAAGTATGTATTGCCTGATGAATTTATTGATGACCAGACCAACTGGACAACATTAGAACTATTAAATGCTTTGCCAGTAGAGATATCTGAGTTTGACAACACTGTCAAGGTTGTTGATGGAACTGCCTGGGCAGATGCACCAATTACTTCTAACACAAATGCATGGGATGCTTTGGTACAAAGAATTAAGACAGATGCTGGTTTTATTTTTGCTACTGCAAGAAACCAGGTAGAGTATTACAGAATAGATAAAGATTCAGAAAATCACCCATACAACCTACATGTACCAAAAGCAACATTTGATTATTATGGGACTGGTGAGTCTTACACAAGAATATCCCTAAGCGATGGCTTTGAGAGAATTGTAAACCAAGTATCTGTTACACAGTTGAACGGTTCTATTGTTACATCAACAAACGATGACTCAGTTAATCTATGGGGTAAAACATCAGCATCATTCTCAGCATTAACAAATAACCTAACTTATGTTCAAAGCCTTGCCAATGAAGTTCTTCAGGAAATGTCTGAGCCATTTAGAGATATATATCAGATTAGTTGGGATGCCACAACAAACCCAGAACTTGCACAAGATATTGATTTGTTTGATAACATCAACATTATTCACAAAGTTAACGGATCAACTGATATTGAAAGAAAGTACAGCGTTATTGGTGTAAGACATGAGATTGATACAGAGAACTGGATTATTACTTATATACTTAGAAACTTTGCATACCAGTCAACATCTATTGAAAACCCAATTATATCTGTAACGCCTTCATCAGGTACAACAACTGATACATTTGCTTTCTCTTATACACATCCAAATCCAGAATTAATTGCATCTCAGTATTGGGACTTGGATGATGGATTTACAAGCACAGCGTTAGCACCAACAGCAAACTATGTTTTAAGTGGTGGAAAACTAATTACCTTAACAATCAATACTGTTTATGGATACTCAAAAACATCTACGATTAATCTGAGTGTTGCTTCTGCTCCACCAGTTACAACATGGACATACAGCAAGAATGCTGATAACTTATATACTTTTACATTTACAGGACAAGATGCAGTTACATACCTTTGGGATTTTGGTGACGGTACAACATCAACAGTAGCAAGCCCTACAAAATACTTTACAGATGTAGACCCTGCTGGTGTGCTTAGAACAATCACTTTGACAACAACTAATGCTGTAGGAACAACAAGCCAGTCACAAACAATTACAATTTACAAGTATGTATACATTCCAGTTAAATATGTAAGATTAAGAGCAAACTCTGCTTTTGGTAATAGCCCAACAGGATATAAAAATCTTAGACAAGGCACAGTCATAAGTAATGATTACTATCGCAGTTTAACATTTGGTGGACCAACACCTGCATTTACTGTTGCTGACTATCAAGAGATTAACGGGTTTATGACATATGACCAATACAATCTAGATAGTTATAACAGACACAAGCGTGTAACCACAGACACAATCCTTAGTGCATTAAGATATGGTTCATCAACACTCTATCCATTCTATGCTACTTACAGTTCTAATCAACAAGCAATTGCTTCAGTAATCACACTTGACCTTGGTGCTGAATATACAAACATTACAAAACTTCAGGCAACCTGTGGAACATTTAAAACATATGAT